CGTTTTAGTCAAAGAGGGCTATTTGACATCAACGGGCCGCCGCATTTTTGGGCGAGACTGGATCAAGACAGCTATGCAAGCCATCCCGTTTGACCAGTTCATCGCCCGCCGTATGCGGTCTTAATCAGGCCGTTTCTGCAGGCGTCCAGATATAGGAATTCAAACCGGCCAAAGTGAACGTAACCGCTGCAATGTTGCCTGCGGTGATGTCCTCAGAGAAGTTGGTCACGTATGCCACGCCCGCATGAGTTTCGGCGGTGCTAATTGGCAAGCCAGTGTCGCAATCACCGGATGGCTTGGGTGATTCACGGAACCATTCGACAGTGATGCCAAGGGCAGATTCCAGTGCTGCTTTCTTCAAGATCAAGTAGCCAGGATCCAGCATGTCGATATTCAACGTGCAATCGACGGTGTAGCTGTTGCCGGTTACAACGCTTGCTGCCCAGCCGCCTGCGCTGTCGTCATAGGTCTGAACATCGGTGGTGTCAGAGCTTGACTGAAGAGCAAAGTTCGACAGGTTCTTAACCTCTGTCATTCCAGTGCCGTCAGTCGGTGCATCCGAACAGGCGTCACCTTCTTTGATATAGGTTTTGTACCCAAAGGCAGCGTAAAAAGACACGGCAGATAGAAGGGTTTTGTTGGGCTAGTTTGCCCAGCCCATTTCAATAGCTTCCTCTTCAATCAAGGTTTCCAATGGAGTCGGGCGCGGGCACTGGTGATGTTCCCAGTCCATTTGTTCGTGATACATGCCAGCGGTGGCAATTAATGAATCTTTGACGGCCTGCTCTGTCACGCCAAGTAGTTCAGCCACTTTGGGTAACGCATGACCTTCACCGGCCAAACGTCGAACGCTGCTAGATAGTGCCCGCACCTTGTTTGGTGCCTTTACTGCAAAGTTGTGGTCTCGGATGAAGTGCCGTATTTCACCGCTGGCAAACGACGTGAAGATCGTGCTGAATTTGCCTTTGTCTGGGTTGTGCGCTCGGCATGACTTCATGAACGCCACATCGATGCAGCTATAAACATCCAACGCCTCGACCATCGGATACTTGCGCGTCATCTTTGCGCCCATCAACCGGATCAACCCTTGATGCTCGACATACAGCCGCCGCATTTCACGTTGTTCTTGTTTCGACAGGGGTTCCGCTAACCAACCACCTTTTGGCGCGTCGCTGGCAGGCTGCCCTAATAAATTCAGCTGCCGAAATTCAGGAACGAACACGCAGCAACACCCTGCTATCGCCTACGGCTCCAACCGTTGTGGTTAAGCAACCTAAAAGCTGCGAAAGAACCGGAACTTTGCTCATCAAGTTTCCGTCGCCGTCTGAAGCGTCATCTTTGAACTCAACCAAGAGTTCACCTTTGCCAAGGCTGATTTTGCTGGTGTCGCTGTTGTTAATGCCAGGGATCAACTGACCAGGAACGCCGCCGCCAGAACTTGGATCGTTGCCTGGGTTAGATCCAGAAATAAATGTCGGATCACCTAACAGAATGCAAGCAAGCTGGAACGTGGAATATTCAACTTCTTTTGGCATGTCATTACAGCCATAGTTGTAATCACCACAAACGGCGTTAGCCCGAGGCCATTTCAACGGCTGCGACGGATCGCATTTGGTGCCGACAAAGTCCAAGGTATCCAGCCATTTTGTGGCATTAACCAAGGCTTTTTCTTTGTCGATTTCTTCTGTCTCATCGTTCCATGCGATGTCGCCTAAAGCCTGAGAAGCTAATGCGTCACCCTCAGCAACGCTTAGATAACTATTGAAATCAATTGCCCCGAGTAGCGCGGTCAAGCTCATTAGAAAGTTCCAAGATTGTTGCCCTTAGCAACTGGTTTTCTCGTCTTAGTTTAACTGCAATGTCACTGGCTCTTTCTTGCTTCCAAGTAGAGCAAAGCCAGTGGATCGCTTGTAAATCAAACTCTTGTTCAAGAGTCATTTTGGGCGATGAACCTGGCGCGAAATGCATCAGAAGGTGCCTCCGTCGAGATCGTTAGAAATTGCCCAGCTACTTGAGCCTGTGTCCCACTGCATCAAGTCACCGTCAACAGTGCCGGTGGGCAATGGATCTAAATCGTCTAACGCATCTTTTAGCTGTGACGCTTGAACCGCAACTAGCGCAGCGCCGTTGGTGATTTGTGCGTCAGTAGCGAATTTGATCGCACCCTTTTGGCTTTCGCTGCCGTCCTTAATTTTGACAATGGGCTCGCTGGCGCCATTGGTGGCAACGTCAATCTCAATGGGGTCTGCGCCCGTGACAGCAGTAACGCCACCTGCGCTACTGATTAATGCCCAGGCGCCATCATCTTCTGACCAAATCGCTTGGACGCCTTCAGCAACTGTTTCGCCGCTGATGCCAGTCCATGCCGCTGTTCCTGCGGTGGTGTTGCCATAAATCCAGCCATTCTCTGGGGAAGCTGGCTCTGCACTTCCGTCAGTGAAATCAGCAGTGCCTTTATAGACCGTGCCCTGTTCAAGAGTGACGCTGACTTTGCCGTCGCCATCAATAGCAAGACCATCACCGATTTGGATGCCGCCTAATTCAGAGCCAGTGGCAATCGGCAGAACATATTGATTGGCAAAAATTAAATCAGCGCCAGGGACAACACCAGGCGTGCCCGCATCAAGCTCATCCTGAGTGGCAAAACGAACAACACCCTTAGTCGTCTTGGTGGCATCAATGCCCGCCAGGGTTACGTCACCGCTTGAATCAATGGCGCTAATGCCAGTGTCAGGCGTTGCCGTGATGCTTTTTACATAGCCCCCAGCGCCACCGCCAGAAGGCAAAAACGCGCCCTCACCACCAATGGCAATAACGGTTTGCGCTTCGCCTGCGCCCGTATCACCAAGGCCATACCAGAGGACTTTGTCCCGTTCGTTAAACGCAAGTTCAGCGGACGCAAGAGTTGCGGGCGCACCTGCAGCGCCCAGAGCATTACGCCGCTTAATTCTGATCTTCTGGGCCATCGTGCGGGGCTAATCGGTGCCCTAATTTGCCGCGCTAAAAGTTCCCGCCATTTACTTGGTTAACACCGACCCATTTACCGCCTACCACTTGCATGATGTCGAACTCAGTCGCATCTGGCATTCCGTCGATGTTGTCCCATTCAACGTTGGCACCAACCTGCAGCAGGTCAGTCCCTTTCTTGAAATAGGTCAAACCTGTATCAAACGCATAGCAGAGTTCACCCTCTTGAATGTCTGCCTTGTTTGCTTCTAAATCAGCGAGATTGCCTCGCGCAATGCAAATCGGGGTCCTAGGGGCTGGGGTTGGCATCGTGCCTTATTCGTTGGCATAGCTTGCCCGTTACAGCTCGACAGTGTGAGCAATAACCCAACCCTCACGGCTGCGTTGGCGGGCGACCCTGGCAGCGTCTTTCTTTTCGACGTGGATTACGTTCAGCACACCGTTGCGATAGCAATCCATACGAATCAATCCACACATCACCAGGGCTCCGGCTGTGAGTACATCACAAGTATGCCGAGACAAAAAAAAGAGCCCTGGGGGAAGGGGCTCTTAGGGTCTCGCGAACTAATTTGCCGCTGAGTTATGGAGCAGCAGGGTTCACGCCGCCGTAAGGGGTGTTGACGTCAAGCTGCATCAATGGGATCAGACGAGTGTCTGAGAATGCAGCGGCCCAGTTGCTGCCTGTAGCCAACGCAGCGTTAGACAAGCCAGTTGTCGGGGATCCGGCAAACGTGGTGCCAAGTACGTGGTGACAAGTGTTGTACTTGATCGCCATTTGGTTGGTCCAGGTGTCGATTGAGCGGGCGTACTCAATCGTCAGCGGATACTGGCCGCCAGTACGAATTACACCGGGCTGTGCAAGATAACAGGTGTAAACAGGCGTTTTTTCTGCTGTTGAAGAGACAGGCACTTGGTCGTCAATAACGACCTGCATACCAGCAAAGTAACCAACTTGTGTGTTGGTAACGCCTACGCCATTTGATGCGTAGTTGACGCTGCCGCCTGCATTTTGGAACGTAAGCATTCCAAGGTTCTGCATGTGGAAGGCCACAGCAGAGTGACAAACCAGAACGGTCAAGTCGTTGCCACGCTCACCAAGGCGTGCCTTGGCTTGAGTAACAGCACCCGCGCTCAGGAAGTTTGCTTCGGTCAGGTCGTCGACCGCGTCAGCTTCTGTGCCGACAGTGACAACGTGGCCTGCAAGGGCAGTGTCAAACAAGCCGGTCAATTGGCTGATGACTTTTGCCGTTAGCTTCCGGTTCATGTCCCGGCTTAGCTGGCTGGCAATGTTGCCGAGTGCATCTTCTCCGGTCTCAACCTTTGAAAGGTCGTCCATGGAGAAACCAGCGGTTCTGTTTGTGAACACGCCGTATTGTGTTGAAGCAGTCTGTTTCTGCCACGTCAGCACACCTTTGCCTTGGTCACCCCATTTATTTGAAGAATCTAGGACTTCTTCGTTATAATTTAGCGGCGCAAAAAATGGTAATTCGACCAAAACACCCGTCACATTATTCATGCGGGCATCAGTAGCCAACAGGCCACTTTGAACCATCGCGGATGATTCAAAGATTTGTTCTGTTAGATACTTCGAGAATTCACCACTCGTTGCCAGACGTGTTGCTGAGCCAATATCACTGGTAAAAGTGTTGGCGTTTGGAGTTGTTCCGGGGTTTGCGCCTAATGCGTAAGCCATCGATTTAACAAGAGGAGAGGGTTAATTACCCCTGCGCTTGAAGCATTGCGGCCTGGTTTGTCCCGTTTTCGCGGTCTGCAACTTTCATTGCAATTTGCTCCGACAAGGTCATTCCAGTCCACGTCTTCCCGCCAGCGGTAGAAGTAGACGA